GACACGTTGCGGCGCGAGCACCGCAAGGGGCGCGTCGAATTTCTGCAAATGAGCGAAGGCCGCTGGGGCATCCGGCGGCGCGTTGCACTGATGCTGGATTGAGAGCCCGCCGGCGGTGAGCCGGCGGGCTGATTTTTTCTAGGCGGCGCGCGGTGCCGCGTCGGGAGACCGGGGCCCTACAAGCCCCCCAGCCCCGACGTGTGTGGTTCGAATCCACAGCCGCCTGCCAGCGTCTTCCCCGGAGAGGAGAAACGCGCGTGACGCTTACCAACACACCCGCCACGGCGCAAGCGCTGTTTGCCGTCGCGCGCGCGGTCGCCCGCGGCGGCAGCCTCCAAGAGGTCGAGGACCTGCTCGCCCGCGTCGTGCGCAACGAGCTCGGGCGGGACGACGCCGACGTGGCCGCCCTGCTGCTCCGGGTGATGTTTGCCCAGCGCGCCATCGACGTCCGGCTAGGCACGGAGGGCGACACGTGATTGCCACCGCCCTTGCCGCCTATGTCGCCGCCCTAGCGCTGCCCGCGGCTGACCGCGCCCACACTGTCGGCGCCTCTGACGTCGGACAATGCGCGCGCAAGGTGTTCTACGCGAAGCGCGACGCGCCGCGCGATTCCGGATTCGTTGACGGCTGGGGCGCGCAACTGCGCGGCAGCGTGTTCGAGCGGGAGCTTTGGGTGCCGGCGCTGCGCGCCGCGTTCGGCGACCGCTTGCTGTACGCCGGCGACGCGCAGTGCACCCTCACGCTCGGCGCGCTGAGCGCCACGCCCGACGGCCTGCTCGTGGGCCTGCCGCGCGACGCGCTCGCACCGCTTGGCGTGCCCGACCTCGGCGCGGGCCGCGCGCTCGTGGTCGAATGCAAGACCGTCGACCCGCGCGTAGCACTCTCGGAGCCGCGCCCCGCGCACACCCTTCAGGTGCAGGTCCAGCTCGGCTTGATCCGTGCGTTGACGCCGCACCGGCCCGAGTTCGCGCTGATCAGCTACGCCGACGCCTCGTTCTGGGACCTCGTTGTCGAGTTCGCAATCCCGTTCGACCCGGCGATGTTCGAGGCGGCGCGGCAGCGCGCGGCCGCAATCATGCGCGCACGCGCCGCCGCCGAGCTGGCGCCCGAAGGGTGACGCGGCCACCGCGGCGCTGCGCGCGGCGCCCCTCCTACGACGACGCCGGCATTCGCGCCGCAGCCGCGGCGGCGGGCGTGAATCTATCCGAGTTCGAGGCGGCCGGTGTTCCCACCGACCGCCTCGTTATCCAGGCCACCGGCCTGAACCAAGAGCGCAAGCGTAAACAGGAGAATTGAAATGTCTAAAGCAGCGAAAATGAAGGCGGCAAACAAGGCCGAGGTCGAGGTTGCGACCGCGACCGCGGCGGTCGGGACGGCAACGCAGAACTTCTTCCAGAAGTACGGCGGCAGCGCCGCGTCAGGCGGCCCGACTGTCGGCAGCTTCTTGAAGTTCAGCAAGTTCGGCGAGTACAGGCACGGATCATACGACGAGCAGCTTGCGCTCGGAACGCAGCTCGCGGTCTACATGAACTCGTTCTGTATCGGCTGGACTCGCTGGGAATCCAACCGGCCCGCGGAACGCATTATGGGCCCGCTCGCCGAGGGCTTCGTGCCGCCGAAACGGGCGGAGCTCGGCCACCACGAGCAGGCGCAGTGGGAACGGGACAGCGACGGGCGGGCTCGCGACCCGTGGCAGTTCACGAACACGGTGGTGCTCAAGCCCGTGGACAGCGACGAGGTGTTCTACACGTTCTCAACCGCGTCGAAGGGCGGCCTCGCGGCGCTCGGCAAGCTGGCACTCGAATTCGGCAACCGCATGCGGTCCAAGCCGGACGAGTACCCGGTGGTCGAGCTGGACCGCGATTCGTACCAGCACTCGAACAAGGCCTACGGCGAGATTCGCGTGCCCGTGTTCACCGTCGTGGGCTGGGTCCCGGCCGCAACCCTGCCGCCGCTTGAGGGCTTTGAGTCATCAGCGGCACTGCCGAAGTTCTAGGCCGGGGGCGGCAATGGGCGAGCATCCGGGCGCGGCGTTTCTGCGGGACCTGTTTGGCCCGTCGACGACGAGCCCGGTGTTCGTCTGCTCGCTGCTCAATGTCGAAAACCGAACCGGCAACCGCGGCGACGAGCAGTTCACCGCGACGCGCGCGCCCGACGAGATCGCAGCCTTTGCGCGGCGGCAGGATCGCGCGGAGCGCGGCGTGTATTTCTGTGTCGCGACTCTACAGCCCGGCGCGCCGGGGCGGGCCAAGGGCACCCTTGACGAATTGAACTGCCTGCACGCCGACCTCGACTTCAAATCAATTAACGCCGAGCCCGACGAGGTGCGCCGCGCGCTGCAGACGCTGCCGTGCCCGCCGTCGGTCGTCAACGCCACCGGCAACGGACTCCACGCGCTGTGGCTTTTCCGCGAGGCGCTGAAAGCAACCCCCGAGACCATCGCCGAGGTCGAGCGCCTGCTGCGCCGCCTCGTCGACGTGCTCGCCGCCGACCCCGCGGCCGCGGAGTGCTCGCGGTTGCTGCGGCTGCCCGGCACGCACAACACCAAGCGCGGGGCGTGGGTGGAGGTCACCGTCGAGGTCTGCGAGCCGCAACGCCGCTACGATCTGGGCGAGCTCGCCGAATGGCTCGACGAAGCGCGGCCGCTGTTGCGCCCGGTCGCCAGCGACGGCATTGCCGCGGACAACCCGTTCGCCGCATTTGGCCGCCAGCACGGCGGTGACGGGTATCAGCCACCGATTGATATCGAGGCGCGCCTCGCCGCCATGCGGTACGAGGCGCCGGGCGACGCCGGGGTTCACCTCACGCAACTGGCGGTGTCGGCGAGCATGCTGGCGCGCGGCTCCCACGCCGACGAGGTGGTCGAGCTGCTGCTCGCAGCCACGCGCACTGCCGCCGGCGAGCACGGCGCGCGCTGGGATTGGGCACGCGAAGAGCGCGCCATCCGCGGCATATGCGAGAGCTGGCTCGAAAAGCATCCGCAATCGCCGACCCCCCGCCCCCGTGCGCCGCTCGAATCGCCGCTACTGCGCCCGTTTGTGCCGCGCCCCGCCGCCGACATCCCGCCGCGCCGCTGGCTGCACGCCAGGCACTACATCCGCCGCCACGTGGTTATGACAGTGGCCCCCGGCGGCTACGGCAAGTCGGCGCTGGAGATCGCCAACGCCGTCGAGATGTGCCTGGGCCGCGGGCTACTCGGCTCCGAACCCGTCGAGGGTGGGCTCAAGGTGGCGTACTGGAATGCCGAGGACCCCGACGACGAAATTGAGCGCCGCGTCGCCGCGTTCTGCCAGCATCACGGCGTGAATTCCACCACCCTCGCCGGCCGGCTGTTCGTTGGCTCGCGCCTCCCGACCGGGCGCCGCTTTGTCCGGGTTGACCGCACGGGCACCGCCATTGTCGACCACGAAATGTTCGCGGCCCTTACAGCGCTCGTCACCGCCAACACACTGGACTGCGTCATCATCGACCCGCTCGCCGCCTTCCACGGCGTGCCCGAGAACGACAACGGCCTGATGGAGCAGGTCGTGTCGGAGTTCGCACGCATCGCCGAGCAAACCAATTGCTGCATCGAGCTGACCCACCACACCCGCAAGCGGCAGGGCGCCGCCGGCGAGTTCACCGACGACGACAGCCGCGGTGCCAGCGCTATCACCTACGCGGTCCGCTCGGTGCGCGTGCTCAATCGCATGGCCAAGGAAGAGGCGGCGCTGCCCGGGGTCGACCTCGATGAGCGGGCGCTTTACCTACGCATCGACCGTTTCAAGCGCAACCTCGCCCCGCCCGAGAAGGCGACCTGGATACGGCTGGCACCGGTCGCGCTCGCCAACGGCGACAACGTGCAGGCAGTCGAAGCGTGGTCCTACCCCGACGCCAGCCATGGTGCCCCGCCGGAGATCGCGGCCTGGGCACGAGAAGAGGTGGCGCGCAAGGCATATCGGACCTCCGCCCGCGCCCCCGACTGGTTCGGCTACGCGCTCGCCGCCAAGCTTGGCCTGTCGGTTGGTCAGCACCACGAAAAGCGAAGTGCGCGTGAGAGCGCCCATCGCGAGCGGGTCTATGCCGTCATCGCGAGCTTGGAGACCACGGGCGCCCTGGGCAGAGAAACGCGTCGGGACCCTGTGCAGCGCAAGGACTACGAGTATTTCCGGCCCGGCGCGGGCGGCGGTCGGGACCCGTGAAAAAGTGCGCCGACGTGGGGTGGAATGTCGGCGCAGTGTCGGCGCAGCGACGGCCGGCGCAGGGGGGCGCGCCTGCGCCGATGTTTCCCCCCCTTTAGGGGGAAACATCGGCGCACCCAGCGCGCAGGGGGCGGTCGGCGCGTCGATGTGGGGGGAAATGTCGGCGCGCACTTGCGCGCGCCGGTCGCTTGCTGAGGCAGCCAATGGGCAAGCATGAGGCCGGCTACGCCCGGGTCGAGCGCGATCTGTACCCGACGCCGCCGTGGGTCGTTGCCGCTTTGGCAGAGCATGTCGACTTGCGTGGCTTGACGGTTTGGGAGCCTGCTTGCGGCGATGGCCGCATGGTCGCGGCGCTGCGGCGGGCGGGCTGCGCGCGGGTCTATGCGACCGACATTGCCGACCGTGGCAACCAGGACGCGGCGCTCGACTTCCTATCGGCACAGCCACCGGAGCGCTTCCACGCGATCATCACGAATCCGCCGTTCGGCTCCGGCGGCAGGTTGGCGACCGCATTCATCGAAGCGGGGTTGACGCGCAGCGAGCCCGGCGGGCTGCTTGCCCTGCTGCTGCCGTGCGACTTCGACTCGGCGAAGACACGCGCCTGCCATTTCGGCGACTGCTCTCACTTCGTCGGCAAGATCGTGCTACGCGAGCGCATCGTCTGGTTTCAGCGCCAGGACGGGGTGCGGGAAGCGCCCAAGGAAAATTCTGCCTGGTATCTGTGGCAGCGCAGCCTGCTACGGATTCGCCGACCGCCGATCATTCTCTACGCGCCTGCCAACGGCGCGGGGAGGTGGCCGTGATCGCCTTGGACGACGCCGCGCTGGCGCGATTGGTCTCTGCGGCCGCTGCGCTGCCGGTTACTGCCCGTGCGGGGTTGCTTGAGCGCTTTGCGGCGGTTGCGGAATCGTTGGCCGCGCCCAAGACTATAGCGGCCCGCCGCCGAGCTGGTCGCGCGCGCTGGCGCCGGCACGCCGCCCGCCGCCGAGCCGGCCGCGCGGTCTGCCCGGTTGAGTACGATGGTGTCGGGCTTGGTAAGCTCATTCTCAGCGGTTGGCTGGCGCGGCGGCCGGATGACTTCTACCGGCCGCAAGAGGTTGCCCACGCGATTACCGATTTGCTCGCCAGTGGCGCCCTGCCTCGTAAAAATCTCTGACGCGTTAGCGCGGCGAGCTCGCGCCCCGGCTACGGTAGCGGTATGGTGCGTGCCCCACCGATCCGCCCCGATTACGCCGCTGCCCGTGAGCGGGATGACCCGGCTGCCCGCCGGGCCGCACTTGTCACCAGCCTCACGCGTGCCGCCATCGCAATCGGGATGGGTACGCTGGACAGAAATATCATCGGGGCCAACTACGCCCGTAGCCAGTGGGGAGGCGACAGCCGCGTCGAGCTTTTGATGCGGGCGGCGGTGTCGCCCACCGGGCTTGCCACCACGCCCGCACTGGCACATGTCACCACCGCGTTCCTCGAGGCACTGGTGCCGGTTTCTGCCGGTGCAGATTTGTTGGCGCGCGGCATTGGGTTGAGTTTCGCAGGCGCGGCGCAAGTCACGGTGCCCGCAATTGCAATCCCGATTGCAGATTTTGTAGGTGAGGGCCTGCCGATTCCGGTCGTGACCGCACCTACATCGGCAGGCGCTACACTCACGCCGCACAAAATAGCAGCCATTGCGGTGTTGACCGCCGAGATGTTGCGCAGTCCGAATGCGGAAGCGCTTGTGAAGCAGGCATTGATTGAAGCCACCGGCCCCGCAATCGACAAGGTGCTGCTCAGCGCCAACGCCGCTGGCACTGACCGGCCAGCTGGATTGCTCAACGGCATTGCCGCGCTGACGGCCACCGCTAGCGGCCCCGCCAAGGGCGAAGTGCTTGTCGATGACCTGCAGAAGCTTGCCAGTGCCGTCGCCCCGGTTAGTGGAAATGGTGAACTTGTCCTAGTTGCCAGCCCCGACGCAGCGGTCGCCCTGACGCTGCGGCTGCCGCAAGCGGTGCAGTGGCCGGTGTTGACCAGCAGCAGTTTGCCAGCGCGCACCGTGATCGCAGTTGCAGCGAATGCGGTGGTCAGCGCCGTCGAGGGCGCACCGCAGATCAGCTCCGGCCCGCACCCTTCACTGCACTTGGATACTGCGCCCGGTGCAATCCTCGCTGCTGGTGGGACTGTCACCACAACGTTCCAGGCCGACACAGTGGCGTTGAAATTGCGCTGGCCGATTAGCTGGGCACTTCGCGCCAGCAACGGGTTGGCGTGGATGCAAGGTGTGAACTGGTAGGTGCGCACGTGGATGAAGTAGATCGCCAGCGAATTTTAGCAGAGGCCCGTCGCCACGTTGACCCCGCGCGGTGTAAGGCGCAGCAACAATATTTTGCCGAAGTGCAGATGGCGCTGCCCGCCGCCGATCCAGTTCTGCGCTGGAAACAGGAAGCAGATCAACAGCAGGCTCAACGGAATGCAGTCAAGCGCGCTATGCATCGCAGCCAAGCCGCTGAGGTTGCCGCCGCTGCCGCGCATGTGACCGATTGGGAAAGCTGGGTTTTGAGCAAGCTGAGGGAGCAACGCGACTTCCTTATTGAAACGGTCGGTAGCGCTCTGGGGCAAGCCATTGAAGCGCTACGTGATGACCTGCTTGCCAAGCTGGACAAGGTTGCCGCAATGCTGGATGAAGAGCGCCGCATGCATCAGCGCGAGCTGAAGCAGCTTGAGCAACGCTGT